CAAGTCGGAAGAGGTTGTCGCCAAATCCGCTGAGCGACCGCTGCCATCCTTCGCGGACGCGCTCCAGTCGTTCGCCGCGTTCGTGATCGATCTCTTGGAGATCCCCGACGAGTGGCGCGAGAACCTGACGATTACGACGCTCAATCTGTCGGAAGACAAGAACGGGTATCGCGGGCTGATCGTCACGGCGACGCGGCCGATCCCGAAAGCGTATGACCGGCCGCTCGTCATGAACACGCCGCTCGTCCGCGAAGGCAGCGAGGACGCGAGCGACGAGGCGTGCACGCTGTCGGATGAAGTCTTGGAGCTCGTGTCGCTCGTCGAGGGCGAAGCCGTGCGGTACTTGAACGGCGAGCGCGAGCAGCTCGATCTCTTGAAGCCGTCCAATTCCGAGAACGTCGCCGAGTTCAACGAAAACGCGGCGCACGCTGAAGTGCAGTCGACGCGGAAGCCGAAAGGTCGGAAGGGCAAAACGCCGCCGCAATCCGAGACGGGTGTCGCGCTCGTCGTGAACGAACCAGGCGAGCCGCTTGACGACAACGCGCTCCGTCAGTTGCTGCTCATGGTCGAACGGGATGTGCCGATCGATGCGTTGGCCATTCTCACGTCGTCCGAGCGCGAAGCGTCCGCCGCATGGGCCAAGGCGCGACAACAGGAGATGCTCGGCACGCTGGATTCGACGGCGATGCCGGCGGAACCCGCCTGTGTGATCCGCTACGCCACCTTGCCGCTCAAGGCCGACGCGTGGACGGGTGATCACGTGCCGCCCAAGGCGACCGACGTCGAGACTGTGCACGGCTAATGGGCGGCGTGAATATGAGCGCGGTCGACCGAATGGGGCGGCCGATTCGGCGCGGCCCGGAGAGTCCGCAATGGCGGGGCGGGCGCTGCACGAGCAGCGCGTACGTGACGCTGCTCGTGCCGGATCACCCGCGCGCCGGAAAACAAGGACGCGTTTGCGAGCACGTGCTTGTCGCCGAACGCGCCTTGGGCAAATACCTGCCCTCAACGGCTGAGGTTCATCACGTCGACGAGAACAAACAGAATAACGACCCGCATAACCTCGTGATATGCCAAGACCATGCGTACCATGGGCTCCTACATCGACGAATGCGCGCATTCAAGGCGTGCGGCAACCCGAATGCGCGGTGCTGCGTGCGGTGCGGATCCTATCGAGATCAAGAGGACATTCGAGTGAGTCGCGGCGGACAGTCGTATCATCGGTCCTGCCAGGCAAAGCACGAGCGTGAGCGAAAGGCGGCGATCCGCGCAGCAAGGCGTACGAGGGGCTCTGTATGAACTGCGACCGCGAATACGACAAGTTCCGCGCGCTCTTCCCCACGTTTAGCGCCACCAAGGCGGCGCGAGAGTGCGAGCGCGCCTGGCGGAAGTTCCTCCGCGACGCCAACGAGTCTAACGACAGCCCGTCCCGTCCTCGTCGTGGACCCCAACAGGAGAAATGACAGTGCCGCAATTCAGAAAGAAGCCGGTCGTGATCGACGCGTTTCGGTGGCTTGCGAAGCCGCCCGTGAAGGCATGGAAAGATCTGGATGCGTGGCTCGTGTCGCTCGGACTTCCGCCCGCCGACGAAGCGGAAACGGACGATGATTGCCCGCTCTGGGTGAATGGCGACGAGTCGATCACGATTCCAACGCTCGAAGGCGATATGCGATGTGACATCGGCGATTGGATAATCCGAGGTGTGAAGGGCGAGCTGTATCCCTGTAAGGATGAGATTTTCCAAATGACATACGAAGCGGTCGAGCCATGACCTCCCGTCGTGGACCCCAACAGGAAGGCACATGAGAACTTATTTCCGCGTCCCCTACCTGCGCTGGTCACCGCTGCATCGACACTGGCACGTCAAGCGGTGCGATGGGAACCTGCGTGCGATTTGGCGTCATCAACTCGCGCAATTCCGCCTCTGGTGGCGCGCCTCCCGTCGTGGACCCGGAGAACGCCCATGAGCGACCATGCGATGCTGGAGAAAGGAACGTTCGTCGTGACGCTTCGCCCGTTCGCCTACGGCGTCAAGCCGTTCGGACGCGAAATGCGCCACGTGCCGGCTGGCACCAATGGATACGTGGTATCGGCAGAGCCAGAAGGGCGCGGCGTCACCGTCATTAAGCTCATCGGCCACGAACAGACCTACGCGACGTTCACGGCGGGGATTGCTGAGCAGTTCGCGGCGGTCGAGGCGTACGTACCGAGCGAGCTGTGGTTCGCCTGCCTCACAGGCGATTGTCCGCATGAGACGCAAGCCGAGTGCGATGCGTGGATTCGCAACGAGCTACTTGAGCAGGCGAGAGAAGCCGCTTTACTGCGCGCTCAGCTCGCCGAAGCGCGGGACGAGCTAAAAGAGTGTCGCGAACTGTACGAGGCAAATCATGGCTGACTCCAATACCCCGCGCGCCGCCGTCGAGTCGATACGCCCAACCGACGAGGAGATCGACGCGGTGATCAAGAGCCTTAGCTCAACGGCTCGGTATGGACCGCGGAAGTCCCATCGTGACGAGGCGACCGCTGTCATTCGAATCGTCACCGCGCTCCGCGCTCAACTCGCCGAGGCGACCAAGAACAAGGTCGACGAGACGTGGTTCGCATGCATGAGTGGTGACTGCCCCCACGAGACGCAAGCGGAATGCGATGCGCAGTTGCGGACTTCGCTAATCGAAACGACACAGGAAAATATCAAGCTGCGCGCTCAACTCGCCGAGGCGAGCCGAGACAGGGAGCAAGCGAAAGCCGAGCGCGAGCTGCTCGTCGACGTGGTTCGTCTCGTGGGCGAATCCCACTGGGACGCGCCGGGGTGGAACCTCATCGTACGTGAGGATAAAGCGCACCTGCTATTCGACATCGCGTATGGATATATCAAGGACTCGCGCCCGAGTGATGGCCTGACAGCAACCGCGCTTCGCACTCGGCAGAAACAACTCTTTGCGGCCCGCGCTCTCTCTCCAGGAGAAGCCGCCGAATGAGCCGATTCATTGACGCCTATCAAGGCCCCTGCCCGACATGCGACGGCGACGGATCAGACGACGCACCGTTCGACGCGAACTGTCCAGCGGCATGGGCGCATCGCTTCATCGAATCGCGCGGCGGTATCACGTCGCACGACATGGCCGCATCGCGAGCGTTCCGCAACATTGGCCGCGCTCCCGCTTCTCCTCCCCTCGCGTCGTCGCCTCGTGGAGCCAAAACACCTGAGACGCCCCAATGAAACGCCCTCGCGAATTATCGAACGCAGACGTCCGCGTGCTCCTCAAAGTGGAGTGCGATCTGGCCGGATCGCAGCGAGCGTGGGCGAAGGCGCACGGGGTGAGCGCCGCGTACGTGAGCGATGTGCTAGCTGATCGGCGTAACCCTGGCCGTTCAATCCTCGCACCGCTCGGCCTCATTGAGACCACACGATACGTGCCGATTGCGCGCACGTACGCACCGGAGACGCCCGAGCGATGAGCGCACCCGTGAAACTCGTTCGCGAAAGCGATGGCGCGGCTGTCGCTCACGCGTGTGCAACGTGCGGGCGCGTCTACAGCCTCAACGACGCGTTCGCGGAGCGGTGCTGTGACCGGCATTGCGAGGACTGTAATGCGTCGCTCTCGCCCGACTTTCGTAAGCAACCATACACCGTTTGCGATCGGTGCCGCGCGAAGCGCGAGGCCGCTCGCGACGCAGCAATGATTGCCAAGGCGTCGCGAGTTCCCGCTTCCGAATATGATGGGCCGGTCTACGTCGATGGTGCGTGGAACGACGGCTATCTGCGCGACCTCGACGAATTTGAGGAGTGGTGGGAATGCGAGCACGACGAAAGCGACCCGATGCCGTCCGAGGTGTGGGCCTGTACGACGCGCCGCATCCAGATCCCGAGCGCCGATAGCATCGTCGAGCAGGCGACGCAGGATGAGTACGACGGCGCGTACGACGCAATGCCGCCGATCGACGCGCTTCAAGCAGCAATCGACGTCTACAACGCGAGCGTCACCGCCGAATCGTGGGAGGTCGACTATTCGCGGCGCATCGTGCTGCCCGTCTCGCCGCTCGGCGCCAGCGTGGAGCCCACATGACCGGTTCGGCGTCGTCGCCTCGTGGAGCCAAAACATGAGCACTCACCAATGGTTCGACGCGTCCAGCGAGTTTCCGCATCTAACGCCCGGTGCAGAGAGTTGTCGCGTGTGTGGTGCGATGCGCGGCCCGGTGAACGAAGCGCGCCAGTGTCCGGGCCCCGTTTCGATGTCGATTGACGATTGGTTTCGCGGCGAACCTGTGGGAGAGTGTTCGCGATGCCATCGGCCAATCGCGGACTTCTCACCGCCGATGCCAGGCCACATGACCGCAGGCTACTACGTCGCGAGCGCGTGGCAGAAATGCGCGAACCCCGGAGAGGTCTACATCTGCGACGCCTGCATGTGGGCAGACCCCCGATACATCGCTGACTATGGCCTCGCGTCGTCGCCTCGTGGAGCGCAACCAGAATGAACCTCCAGCCTTCGCCCGTGGTCGAGCAGCAACCCTACTCGCGCGAACCCTCGGACGCGCGCATTCAACGCGAGCGAGATCAAGCCGTCGCGGCCGAATGGCATCAGATCGACCGCGTATTGCGCGTGCTCGCCACGGCCTTAGACGCGATCGGCGCCAAGCTCGGCGAGGCGCGCGAGACGATCGTGTACGACCAGAACGCCGCGATCGAGATCGTCGACGAGCAGCGGCAGTCGGTCATCGAAGTGGCGGCGCAACTCCGAACGGCCCGACTTAACCCCGACGCCAACCAGGAACGGAAAGCCGCCGAGGCGGCGAAGCGATGACGAGTATCCCGATTCTCACGTATAAACCGGCGGGCGCCGGCGTGCACGTCGATCTCGACCGGCTGATCGCGTCCAGGTGTCTCGTCCAGGCGAACAGCGGCGGAGGGAAGTCGCGCGCGATCCGGCAACTCCTCGAAGAGACGCACGGCCGCGTAATGCATCTCGTGATCGATCCGGAGGGCGAGTTTGTCACGCTGCGCGAGCGATTCGACTACATCATCGCCGCGAAAACCGGCGGGGACGCGATCGCCGCGCCGAAATACGCCAAGCGCCTGTGCCGCACGTTGGTCGAACTGAACGCGTCGGCTATTCTCGACCTCTACGACTTGTCGCTCGACGACCGCCGGTGGTACGTGGAGAATTTCCTGACGGAGCTCATGGCGCTCCCGCGCGATCTCTGGCGCCCGATCATCGTCGTGATCGACGAGATGCACGTCTTTGCGCCGGAAGCCGGGCAGGCGCGATCCGCAGAAGCCGTGACAGCGCTCGCCACGCAGGGGCGGAAACGTGGATTCGCCCTCGTGGGCGCAACGCAACGCATTTCGAAGTTGCACAAGGATGTCGCCGCGGAACTCCTGAACAAGATGATCGGCCGGACGGGGCTCGACATCGATGTGAAGCGCGCGGGCGACGAACTCGGCATGGGGAAGGAGGAGCGGAGCGCTCTCAAGACGCTCGCGCCGGGGGAGTTCTTCGTCTACGGTCCGGCGATCGCGAACGAAGTCGCCCGCGTCAAGACTGGCGACGTCCTGACGAGTCATCCCGAGGCCGGACGCGTCGGGACGATCGCGCCGCCGCCATCGGCGAAAGTCAAAGCGATGCTGGCGCGACTCGCCGATCTCCCAAAAGAAGCCGAAGAAGAAGCGCGCACGATCGACGATTTCAAACGGCAGAATGCGCAACTTCGTACGCAGCTCACCAAGGCGCAGAAGTCAGCCACCGTGGTCGAGAAGCCCGTCACCGTGGTCGATCAGAAAGCGATCGATCGCGCCGTCGCGACTGCCGTTATGCCGTATCGCAAGCTGATCTCGCGCGTGCAGCAACAAATGGCCAGTGCGGTCCAGGCGGTGAAGGCATTGCCCGATCGACTCGAAGCGGTCGTCGTGACCTTGGACGAGGTCCAACAGATGAACGGACATCATGCGTCTAGCACAGGCTCGGCGTCGTCGGCAGAATCGACGCGTCGGGAGTCACCCGCCGGTCCGCGTAGTGTTAGCAGCGCTACGCAGTCAGCCGTAGTAGCAACTGGCGAGGATCGTCGGGCCTCTCGCGCCGTTACACCGCGTGCAAGTTCGACCCCGGTTTCGCGCGCGAGCGAGCCGCGCAGCGATCTCAAGAAAGGCCAGCAGAAGATTCTGAACGCGCTCGCGGAGCTCGAGGCGATCGGCGTCGAGCAGGCGACGCGTCACCAACTCGGCATGGTGGCGGGCTACAATCTGACGGGCGGGACCGGTGCCCAGCATATCGCGGGTCTCGGCGCGCTCGGGCTTGTTGAATTGCCCGACAAGGGCGCTGTGCGCCTCTCGGACGCGGGGAGAGCGGCGGCGGATGCGACGGACGTTCCGACCACGCTCGAGGAGCTCCACGAGCGCGTGCTGCGAAAACTGCCGGATGGCCAACGCCGCATCGCCGAGTATTTGATCTCCATCTATCCCGAGTCGATCTCGCGCGCGGAGCTCGGCGCCGCGGTGAATTACAATCTGACCGGCGGAACGGGCGCGCAACACGTCGCTGACTTGGTGACGGTGGGCGCGGCCAAGATCCCGGGGTCCGGCAAAGTGGTCGCGAGCGATCTCCTCTTTCCGGAGAGCTTGGTTTAAATGCCATCACGAAAGACTGAACTCAAGCCAGTGATCGCATACGCACGGGAAGCCGTCCTCGACGCCACGCAACTCGGCGCGGCGCTCGGCGTGTCGGCGGCGACCGTCGAGCGCATGGACTTGCCGTTCTTCCGCGCTGGCAATCGCGTGCGCTACATCTATGGGCAGGTGTTGGACGTCCTCGCGGAACGCGCGAAGGCGATGGGCGCACCCGTGCCGGCGCTCGCCTTTTCGGCTCGGCGGAAGCAGAGGACCGCGTCATGACGCCCGATACGCTGGACATCGACCTCCAATTCCAAGGCGTGGGCCGGATCAATCGACGGAGCGGCACGACGGATCCGAAAGTCGTGAAGCGCATCAAGGCGGCTGCGCGCGCGCTCTATCGCGATGGCCGGCTGGATCTCCTGCGCGCGGTGCGCGACAAGCACATCTCGTGGCTCGAGCTCTACGACGCGTACCAGCGTCACACGTTGGCCGCGCTGCCCGTCGGCAACACTGTTCAAAAAGTCTCGACGGCGATGCGCGCCTGGATCGACGACGCGGCCGATCGCTATTCCGAGAAGCACGCGATTTCGCTCGGCACGTCGCTTGGGTATCTCGAGGCCGCGGACGCTGACGCGCGCATCGCTGACTTGCCGCGTGTGCTCGACTCGCTTCGAATGACGCTCGGTCGAAAGCATCCGCGATCGTTCAATCTGTGCCGATCGGCGGCCCTCGCGTTCGCCCGTTCGACGCTCAAGCGCAATCATCCCGTCTATCTGGCGTGCGCGGCCGTTGAGCCGGTGAAGGTCGTCAAGCGTGCGCCGCGGCATCCGATCACGCTCACGAGGATGCGCGAACTCTTCCCAAACGCGAGCGGATCCAACGCATACGCGATCGATCAGATCGCCTGGTCGATGGCGACGACCGGCATGGGACTCAAAGACTATTGGGGACCGTGGGAGATTCGGCGCGACCGGATCCACATCTTCGGAACGAAGCGCGCCGGTCGCGATCGCGACGTGCCACTCGTCCGTCGACCCGATGCGCCGCCGCTCTCACGTGATCGATTCGAGAAGGCGTTTCGGAAACGCTTCTCGACCGTCATGACGCCGTACCAGCTCCGGCGCACATACGCGCAGTGGATGGAAGAGGCGGGTATCCCGCGAACGCGTAGGCTTCTGTATATGGGCCACGGCACACGCGACGTCACCGATCTCTACGAGCGGTATCAAATCGAGGAGTATCTCGCCGCTGATGCTGCCAAGCTGCGCGTCTTCTTGTCGCCGCCAAAGAAATCCAGCGCACGCAAACCGTCACCCGCGATCAAACTCGCATGAGATATTTTTTGAGCGAATTTTCGATGACTTCCCCGAGAAAGTCCCCGACCGCGACTGCGCTGGCGATGTGTGGCCGTGCGCGTAAGTCGTTGTCACGTAATAAGTGCGCCCAGAGGGACTCGAACCCCCAACCTTCTGATCCGAAGTCGGAATTTCGCCGCGGCGCGGTAGCATCAAAGGAGCAGAACTCCAGCTGCAGCGCGCACAACTCGCGCAGCCGACCCCGAGTTAGTCCCCGAGTTTTTCACGCCACGATCACACGGCGTGTGATCGTGGGTCGTCGGCGGTCCGCATGACCGGCCTCTCGTACGCCGGCTTCCTCGAGCGGAAGTCGCAACTCGGAACGTTCGACGGGTTCGCGCCGCGCTCGCTGCCCTCGTTCTTATTCGATTTCCAGGCCGATCTCGTCGCATGGGCGCTCAGGAAGGCCCGCGCTGGCATCTTCGCCGATTGCGGCCTCGGCAAATCGCCGATGCTGCTCGCGTGGTCGAACGCCGTCGTCGAGCGCGAGAACAAATCGGTCCTGGTGCTCTCGCCGCTGGCCGTCGCGGCTCAGCTCCAGCGCGAAGCGCAGAAGTTTGGCATCGACGCGGTTCGCTCGAGCGACGGACGGACCCCCGCCCGGCCGACGATCGTCCTTACCAACTACGAACGACTGCACCACTTCAACGCCGACGATTTCGCGGGCGTGGTGTGCGACGAATCGAGTATCCTGAAATCGTTCGACGGCGTGCGCCGGAGCGACATCACGGCGTTCATGCGCAAGCGAAAGTATCGGCTCTTGTGCACGGCCACTGCGGCCCCGAACGACTACGTCGAACTCGGCACCTCGAGCGAAGCGTTGGGCGAGCTCGGATATGTCGATGTCTTGAATCGGTTCTTCAAAAACGATCTCAATAATTCGGCGACAGGCCGCGGCTACCTCGGGACCAAGAACGCATGGCGCTTCAAGGGCCACGCTGAGGAACCGTTTTGGCGTTGGGTCGCCTCGTGGGCGCGTGCGCTGCGGCGGCCATCCGATTTGGGATTCGACGACGATCGATTCATTCTGCCGCCGCTCGAGGAAGTCGAGCACGTCGTGAGCGCGCTGACGTTGCGTGAGGGCGAGCTCTTCGCGCTTCCGGCGGCCGATCTCCATGAGCAGCGTGAAGAACGTCGTCGCACAATCGGCGAGCGGTGCGAGAAAGTCGCGTCGCTCGTGGCCGACACCGGCAAGCCCGCGCTTGTCTGGTGTCATCTGAACGACGAAGGCGATTGTCTCGAGCGATTGATCGCCGGTGCGGTTCAGGTGTCGGGGTCGGATTCTGACGATGAGAAGGAAGCAAAGCTGCTCGCGTTCGCCGCTGGCGAATCACGCGTGCTCGTGACCAAGCCCAAGATCGGCGCGTGGGGCTTGAACTTCCAGCACTGCGCGCACGTCACCTGTTTTCCGTCGCATTCGTTCGAGCAGTACTACCAGGCCGTTCGTCGCTGTTGGCGATTTGGCCAGCGCAACCCTGTTCGCGTCGACGTCGTCACGACTGAGGGCGAGCGGGGCGTCACGGCCAACGTGCAACGCAAAGCGCGCCAGGCCGACGAGATGTTCGACGCGCTCGTGCGGCACATGCGAGACGCGACGACGATCGCGCGCCGGCGGCCCACCTCGACGCAATTCGCCGAGGTGCCGTCATGGCTGTAGCCAATCTGATTCCGCGCCAGCGCGTAACGGATCGCTACGCACTATACGAAGGCGACTGCATCGAAACGATGGCGTCGTTTCCTGACGCGAGCGTGGGCCTATCCGTGTATTCGCCGCCGTTCGGCGGGCTCTATCAGTACTCGTCGGACGATCGCGACCTGTCGAATTGTCGCGATTACACGGAGTTCTTCGAGCACTACGCGTACGTCGTGCGCGAGCTCGCGCGGCTCACCATGTCGGGTCGCATGACCGCGGTCCACTGCATGGACGTGCCGTCCGGGAATTCGGGAACCGATTATCTCGTCGATTTCCCCGGCGACATCATCCGGCTCCATGAGCGCGAAGGGTTCCGCTACGTCGCGCGGTATGCGATTTGGAAAGAACCGCTCGCCGTCCGCAACCGGACGATGGCCAAGAACTTGGCGCACAAGACGATCGTTGACGATTCATCGCGCTGTAGCGTGGCGTCAGCGGACTACCTCCTCGCGTTCCGGCGAGACGGGAAGAACACGGTTCCGATCGCGCACCAGGTTGGCTTGCTCGAGTATGCGGGCTCGCGCGTGCCGCCGGCGTCCGTGCTTCGCTATCGCGGCTGGACCGGCAACCAGATCGAAAACCGCTACTCGCATTGGATTTGGCGACAGTACGCATCCGCATTTTGGGACGACATTCGTCTCGATCGCGTGCTGCCGTATCGCGAGGCGCGCGAGGCCGACGATGAGAAGCACGTGCATCCGCTCCAGCTCGACGTCATTCAGCGCGTTCTTACGCTCTGGTCGAACCCTGGCGACACCGTACTCACTCCGTTCATGGGTGTCGGATCAGAAGTGTACGAGGCTGTCAGGTCCGCCCGTCGTGGTGTCGGGATAGAGCTCAAGCCGAGCTACTACCGACAAGCTGAACGGAACGTTGCCGCGGCGCTCCTCCCGGCCTCAGAGCAGGCCGTGTTGTTCGACAAAATCGGCGCAGAAACCCCCGAAAACGACCCTGATTCCCCGGTCCAGATCGCCGCGCATTCCGGCGCAAACGAGGCCAAATGAGCGAAGCGCCGAGCTTCCCGTTCTACGCCAACGACTTCGTCGGCGGCCGCGTCGCGACCTATAATCTCGACGAAATCGGCGCGTATTCTCTACTTCTCGCGTTCGATTGGACGCTGAACGGACTCCCAACCGAGCTCGAAAAGCTCGCGAAGTTGTGTCGAGTCTCGACGCGGAAATTCCAGAAAATTTGGGCGACGATCGCGGATCAGTTCCCCGAACGCGACGGACGTAGGTATAACCCGCGCCTTGCCTTAGAGCGTGCCAAGAAGGGCATCAAGACTGTCCAAGCGCGAGACGCCGCATCCTTGCGTTGGCAGAGCGGCGGCAATGCGGACGCAGATGCCGACGCATCGAATCCGCATTACGAAAACGATGCTACCACTACCAGTACCAGTTCCTTACCTAGTAACCAAGTAGAGGTTGTTAGTACCGCGCGCGAGAATTCGAGCGAAGTCGCCTCAGGAAGCGGTGCCCCGTCGCCGCACATTCGCTTGGTCGTCGCCGCGAACAAAGGGCTCGCCGAACATCCGACGCGACCGCAACCGGTGCCGCGTCTCTTCGCCGGTCAGGCGAGCTCGCTGCAAGCCGCAGACACGATCCTCCAGGCAGGCGTCCCGCTCGCTTTTGCCGAATCGCGGATCTACGGCTTGGCTCGAACGCATAACGCCGACGGCGAAGTGAAGTCGCTCCGCTACTTCGCCGCGGCCACCATCCGCGCGTGGCAGGAACACCTGGCGGCCTCGGACGCGAGTAACGCCGTGATCACACCGAACGGCGCGCCGATTAACGGAGCTCGTCGCGAGTCGCCGCCAGGGCCAGGCGAGCGCGGCTACCGCAACAGCGTCGCAGCCTTGGAGGGGCTCTAGCCGATGATCGACAAGGAGATTTTCGCGCAGCGCATGGGGTTGCTCGCCGGTCGCATCGGGCGCGAGCTCGAGGCGCCGGTGTTTCGGGAGTATTACACGCAACTCTCCGACATGCTGACGACGCAGCAATTCGTCGCCGCGACGGCGTTGGCGTTTCACACGTGGAGCGCCGAGTACCGGAACTGGCCGTCTCCCAAGCAACTCGTCGAGCTGATCGCGCCCGTCGAGGAGCCCGAACTGTCTGCCGGCGAAGCCTTCGAGCGCGTGCTCGCGATCGCGGGTCGGTACGTGCACAGCCCCGACTTCGCGCAGCGCATGCCGGACATCCAGAGGCTCGGCGCCAACACGGTGCGCGCATTCCGCGCGGCCGGCGGGTTCCGAGACTTCTCGAATCCGCTCGAGTCGGAACTCCCGTGGCTTCGCAAGCGATTCGTCCAGGCGTACGAGGCGACGTGTGCGACCGCGGAGTCGGAGCAGGCCGCGCAGCTCGCGTTAGCATCGGCAAGCGCGCAGGTCGAAGCGCTCACGAATGCGACCGCGGCGAAGCTCGGCGTCGAGCCGTCGAAGCGCATTGCCGCCGGCGGTGCGCGATGAAACACGCCGCCTACTCCGTCGCGGATCACGAACGGGTCCAGCTCGGGATCCACGCCACCGAGTGCACGCCCGAGGACGATCGTCCCGGCATCTCGGTCCGGTTCCACGTCACGGCGAATCTCAACGCCGGGAACGGGAAAGTGCTCAAGACCAAAGCGCTCGACGCCATCGCGCGGTCGCATGTGTTCTTGGCCGTCGACTTGAGTGCCGGTGGCTGGGTGGATTCGAACGGGCTGGGCGTGCTCTTATCGATCGCGAATGCGGCACGGCGCGCGGGTGGGGCTCTGGCAATCGAGGGTGCGGACCCCGACCTCCTGGCGACGTTGGAGCAGACAGGCATGGCAAGGCGATTCGTGATCGCCGAGGGCGCACGTCGATGACCGACCGCTGCGTGCACGACTTCGTCCCGATGTGTGACGTGCCATGTGTCGGCGAGCGTGAGTTTGTCTGCGCCAAGTGCGGCCTCGAAGTCGGCATCGGCGGCGCGCTCGCGAACCCGCGCACGGCGAAGGACGACAGCTATCGCCCGGACATTCCTCTCCGATCGACCGACGCGAACGTCGCCGAGTGGGCCGACGGCATCGCACGAAAAGCCACACACGAGCCCCCGCAGCACCGCAGTTCCACCCTCTCACGCGAGTAAACTCTCATGGCCACGAAAGGCACGAAACGCCCCGTCACCCGCGCGCTCGATCTCGTTCGTCGGACACAATTCCGGAACGACCTGGGCGGCTATGTGCTGCCGATGGAGGACCGCGACGAATTGACCGCGATCCTGCACCAGATCGACGCCTCGACGGGGAAACCCGATACCGCACGGCGGCGTGCGCGTAGCAAGAAGCCGGCGAAGAAAGCGAGGGCGCGGCGATGAACCGGCGCTCACAGCCAGAGCTGCCGAAACACTTTTGCGCTCTCCCGAGTCACGTCGGCCAGAAGCAACTCTCGGCCGGCGTCTACAAGATCGGCGCGTATCGGCCCGCGCCGGTCTGCAAGGCGTGCGTTGATGCAGCGCTAGCCGTGGGTGTCATCCCAAAGTTTGTAGCAAAAGACTGACACAGCCGCCCCAGATAATCATGATCACGCTCTATCTCGCGCGATTCCTCGCCCGGCTCGGTGCCAAATGCGACCGCACCGCCGATCGGCTCTATCGCATCCAGTCGGGTATCGACGCTCGACGAGCGATGGCGCGGCTCACGGAGAATCACGCGACGAGACGACGCATGCCATTCACCCGGGTTGATCTCACGTACACGCACGAAGCCCACGACGAGAGGAATCGCTGATGCCGCGCGTCATGAAGGTCATTCAGTCGGAGATCGTTCGCGGTGACGGCACGCCGACGAATATCTCGCGCATGGTCACGCAGTATTTCACCCTCAATGGCAAGCTGCTCGCCGAACACGATCCATGTCCGCTCGGGATCGATCCATGCGACGAGCCCAAGAAGCAATGATCTCGACAACCGCGACGCCGGCGAAGACGGCCAAGGTGCGTTGCACCGAATGCGGTTTGGAATCGCGTGCACCGATCGTCGTCGAGGTCGGCTCGCGGTCGGAGAACAAAGTCGGCCGCTGCGCCGATCGGAAAGCGTGTGCGATGCGGAAACGCCGAAGTGAGAATAAACGCAAAGCGGAGACGACATGAGCGCCTCACGATTCAAATTCACCGGACGCGGCATCGCGCGCCCGAGAGCGAACGCCGAAGGGGAAGAACGGCGACAGCACATGCAGCGGCTCGCCCAATCGCGGGCGGAACGCCAACGGTTGCTCGACGCGCGGCGGTCCGAGGAAGCGGCAGCGTTGGTCGCATTGGCGAGAGCGGAACGCGCGAAGCGCATCGCGGCAGGCAAAGTCGTTGCTCCGAGCTACGAAGAGTGGAAAGAGGGGTGTGCGCGAACATTCACGGCCATGGGAGACCTGGCATGAAACCCTGGACGAAATTCCTCGCCTGGTTGCTGTGGCACGCGAACGCTGTGATGGGATCGTCCGTCGATCGGTTCGCCGCGTACGCGATCAAAGAGCGGATCCTGCGCCGCTGGGGCAGGTTGGTCGGCGAGGATATTCAACACATCAAGCGCGAATGCTACAGCTGCGACGGGTCAGGATACTACTACGCCGGCGAGGACTGTTGGCTCTGCGGCGGGACTGGTATCTACGACGAGAAATGGATTCGCTTGGAGCGCTGGGAATTCGGCGGCCACATCTTCCATCGTCCGATCGGCAATATGTGGCCGCCGATGAACGGCATGGTGACGGTCGAAGGACGGATTTACCACACCGACCGAAACGACGCAGCGAGCAACGACGCGTTGCTATGGCTGGCGCTCCTGTTCGATCGACGATTCTTCTCGCAGCAATTGACGCGGGCGCGCGGCCATCGCGAGTTGTGGCGGCCGATGCTCGCATTGCAAGCGCTCGTCTTCGAGCTCCGGCCGCGCTCGCGATTCCGCCAGTTTGTGATCGCGCGGCGCAACTGCATAATGTGCCATCGGGATTTCTGGCGGCTGTTCAATCGCGGATCGCATCACCAGTGCGCCGCGTGCTCCGCTCAGCATCTCGCCGTTGACGACGAACTCCCATTCTGACCATGAGCCACATGATCATCACCGCGCTCGACCTCTCGCTCACCGCAGCCGGATGGGCCACGACGCATGCCATCGTCACCGATGCGACGAGCGGTGTGCTCTCACCGCCCAAGGGCCTCGATCGCGGCATGGCCCGCTTGCGCTGGATGCGGTCCAAAGTGATCGACATCGTGGCCGCGAGCAATCTCGTCGTCATCGAGGGCTACGCCTTCGGCGTGCAAGGACAGCAAGGCCACATCTCGCTCGGGGAGTTGGGCGGCGTCGTCCGGTTGGCGATCGCGGATCGTGGGATTCCCTACGTCGAGATTCCGCCGAGCTGCGTCAAGCTCTTCGCGACCGGAAAGGGCAACGCACCCAAGGACGAAGTGCTCGCGGCCGCGATTCGGAAACTCGAATACGCCGGACACGATCACAACGAGGCCGACGCGCTGTGGCTACTCGAGATGGCGCATACCCGATATAGCGATCTCTGGCCGGATGGAGTCTCGGAGTCGGTCAAGCGCTCGCTAGCAAAAATCCAATGGCCAGCGATGCGCCGCGATGGCGTCATGGCGGAGGCGGTATGATCACGCGCCATCCCGCGCATTTCAACGCGCCCGATGATTCGCCTCACTAGAGATCGAGAACGCCATGAGCCAAGAGCCCCAGGAACTCGCGCAGCTCGACCCAGCGCAACTCAGCGCCATCGAGGAGCAACTCATACTTCTCAGCAACATGTATCGGCGCCCGACGCCAAAAGAGCCGGAGAGCGGACGTCGACGCGTCGATATTGCCTACTGCTTACTGATCGAGCTACCGATCAGGGGGGACAATGTCTTTGAGGCGATCCAAGTAAGCGAAGCACTCGGGCACCGAGTGTACGTCGAGCTAGATCGCGGCGGCAAGGAAGGCGCGATTCCGTATGCGCTCCAGTTCTTCGCCTTTGTCGACGAACGCGGCGGCTGACTGATGAGCGACGACGAGAAGCCGGACGAGCCGGCGGCGCCAGCGCTCGTGCACCAGCGGCACGGCGGGGCGATTCGCACTGGCGGTCGTCATCCACGCTTGGACGCGCCGACCGACACCGACTGCGCCGAGGCCGCGCGTCGAGTGCTCTATTCGGTCATTCCACGGCTAACGCGCATCGCCAGGAACACCCCAGCGCGTGCTCGGAAGAATGATAAACGGACGAAACTCAAGCGCCCGTACAGCGTCGGCTCACAACTGAAGGCTATCTCTGAGCTGCGCATGATCGCCATGATGGACCGCACGCTCCGCGAAGGCCGCGTGACGGCCAGTCTCTTCGCGACGCGCGACGAGATCATCGAGTTCTTCGACGGCAACCGCGACCACGCCGACGCGCTCATGGCGAAGATCGCGCCGCACTGGCTGGGGATCTAATACACTCACTGGGAGATCTGAACACATGGCGACAACCGCGGAACTGTTTACCATCAACGCCTCGAGCCTCTACGCCAAGGCCAATGGATTCTTGCCATCCGATCGGGTATCGATTCGGATAGCGATAGCGACCGGCGAGCTTCCGGCACGGAAATTACCCGGCCCGCGAGGCGCGTGGGTCATAGAGCGCGAACACCTGATCGCCTTTTTCCGCATGCAAAAGCGCGCCTCGGGCAGGTAGCGCCAGCCGATGCTGCGCCTTCGCCAACGCCGATTCGAGAGTGCCTTCGCGGCGCCCAAGCCGTCCGAACCGGCGGAATCCGAGCCTCAAATCCCTACCGAGCCCGAAACTCCCTCAGAGCCGGTAGGCAATCCGTTGCGGAATTCCGACGGTTCGCCGATCGGCATTCGCCGCTACTGCGAGCTCGTCACGCCCGCGTGGAGTTGGTGGTGGCGGCACCTGGTCTATCTCTACGCGTATCTCGATCGGATGGTCGCGGGCGAGCTCGGCCGCCTCGAGATCAATCTGCCGACGCGCATCGGGAAGACCGAGTTGCTCGTCCGGTACCTCGCGTACCGGCTCGAGCTCGATCCCAAGATGCCGATCATCATCGGCGCGTACAACGCGAAATTCGCGCTCCGGCTGTCGCGGAAAGTGCGACGGCTCTTAGTCGGACGCATACCGCTGTCGCGCGATCGGACGTCAGCCGAGGATTGGGAAACCGAAGCGGGCGGCGGCGTCCGTGCCGTGGGTGTGGGCGTTGGTGTCGCGGGGTTGCCGGCTAAGCTCATCGCGATCGACGACCCGATCAAGAATCGCGAGGACGCCTATTCGAAAGCGTTCCGCGACAAGGTCGACGAGTGGTATCGCGAGGACTTGTATACCCGCTTGGAGCCGGATGGCGAAATCGTGCTGTGCAACGCGCGGCGCCACGAAGACGATCTCTCGGGCCGTATTCAGGCGAGCGAGGAAGCGTCGGATTGGGAAACGGCGCGGCTGCCAGCGTTGGCGGAATCCGAAGATCCGCTCGGCCGGAAAGAAGGCGAAGCGCTCTGTCCCGAACGATTCGACGAAGCCTATTACGCGAAGATGCGGCGCGCGATCGGAGAAGCGGCGTTCGCGTCGATGCAACAGCAACGGCCGGCCCCGGCGTCGGGACTCGTCTTCAAGTCGGAATGGTTCCGGTACTACACGACGCGCGCGCATCCGATCATCGAAAGCGGACTCGCGGTCCCGATGCTACCCGAGAAGTTCACCGCGCAAGCCATCTCGATCGACTGTAGCTTCAAGGACAAGGCGACGTCCGATTATGTCGCCGGGTTGGCTGGTGGCCGCCTCGGCGCGAATTGCTATATCTTGCCGGACCACATCCACGATCGACTCGACTTCCCGGCGACGATTAAAGCGGTGCGCGGACTCTCGGCGCGGAATCCCGGCGCCACGCACAAGCTCGTCGAGGATAAAGCGAACGGGCCGGCCGTGATCTCGACACTCAAATCCGAGATCGCCGGGCTCATTGGCGTCGAGCCCGAAGGGGATAAGGTGGCGCGCGCGCACGCAATCACGCATCTTTTCGAGGCGGGGAATGTCTGGTTGCCGCATCCGTCGATCGCGCCGTGGGTCAAGACGCTGACGCTCGAGCTCCTGCAGTTCCCGCTCGGCGCGCACGACGACTTGACCGACGCGTTGACGCAGCTGCTTCGGCGATTTGACAAACAGATTCAGGCGGAAGAAGCGGAGAATGAACGCCTCAAGAACGCGAGGCCTCGCGGCGGATCGTACGCGACACACGGAGCGTGAGCGAATGGGCGGCGGACGAATCGGCAAGCGGGTTGCTAGTATCGGCACAACGGGACGACCGCGAGCGGCCTGGCGCTGCGTCACGTGCGGAGCCAAAGACGCCATCCGGAGTTTCCAGGCGATGGATCGCTCGGCCGTACGGCGGGCGGCTATCACCGCCCATCACGAAGTGTCACCCCACTGCGTGGGCGATTTAGAGATTGCGATGATCGATGCGACGACGGTCGCGGCGGCGCAGAAGATGGCGGTCCAGTGAGCGACAGCTTTCCGATAAGGGATCTGACATATATCATGCGTGAGAACGAGCCAGGGCACTTCGAGAGCATGGGTAAGCAGGTCGATAGCGGAGGTGGCCGGATGAGCGACGAGAACACGACCGACATTCCGCCAGCGCTCACGCCGGAGGAATGGAAAGCGCGCAGATCGCGTCGAGGCGGCGCCGATTTTGGGATTTACAACGACGATCGTCGGCGCGAGGAACGCGAAGCCATGTACGTGTGCGAGCCGAGCAGTCTCGGAGAATGCATTCCGATCCAGGACGACGCAAACGCCTTCGCCGCACTGATCGCCATCGCCAACGCGGCGATGAACGACGAGGACCCGAGGAAATTCACGCGCGAGACCGTTCGTCGGCTTCGCACGGTTGCGGCCGACCTACGCGACAGCCACGGTTCTCCATCAGAGCCAGTCTACGACGATCGCGAGGTCATGATCGACATCGCATACCTCGACCACTGGCTTGATGACCTCGCCGACGTCATCGAGAGCTATCTGCCGAAGGAGGTGGAGTGAGCGACAGACACACGACGGACATCCCGCCAGCCTTGAGCGACGAGCAGTGGGCGAAAGGCGAATACCGAACGATCAGTGTGCGCGCAACGCTCCAAGGCCAATCGCTCGAGATCGTTGACCGCGAGATCCATGAGCCTGGGATTGCTGACGTGTCGGACGCCGCTGCGCTCATCGCGTTGCTGAACGAGTTGCTGCGCCGATTCGACGATCCCCGAGCGGTCACGCGCGAACACGTCTCGCGGCTCAGAGAGATCGCCGAGTGGATCGGCGAGCAACCAGCACCGCGGGCCGGTGACATCACGAACCCGTCCGACGATTCGCAATATCGTGCGATCGTCGCAGACAGCGAGCGCCTGAATCTCCTGCACGACCTCGCCGACGTGATCGAGTCGTATCTGCCGCCGGCGCCGTGAACACACGCGCGATTCTAGTCGGCGAATCTGATGATGGCGGCCGTCGCTTGGTGCAGTACCACGTATACGCCCCGGAGTACGGTATCTCCGAATTGATCACCCTTCAGCCCACGGTCGCCCTTGACCGTTGGCCAACGCGGGGCGAGGGTATCACCGGGCCACAGAGCGTACGGGAATATCTGGAGCGTGAGGCAACGCGCATCGCGGCCCCGATTCTCGCGGATCGCATTCGACGAATGTATCAGGACGAACTTGATAGCCCAATCTACGGGCCGGGCGGTTTTGAAATCGACGACTAGCGTTGACTAATTCGGACGCGCGGTAGTATGCTCTAATCGCTCCACTCGATCCATTCGGTGCGCCGGCCTGGCCGCCACACAGGGCACAGAGTTTCTCTTCAAACTCTCCGACCGTGGCCACGTCCGTCGAACCGTCCGCATCATCCAGCGCACCCGCCGCCACTGCTACCACGGCGACCGATCCGGCGCGCAAGCTCTCGCTGATCGCGCGAGTCAAGCGGGCACTCAAGCGGCAACCGAAGTCGGGTGCGACGGTCACGCCGCTCTATCCGCCGTCGCCATTCGCGGTGTGGGATTACGACGACGCGGACGCTGCGGTGGCGAAGGCCGTCGACGATCAGACGATCGACGTCGCGCAGCGCGAATCGAATAGCGTCGCGACGTCTCCGGGCGAAGCGCGATTCCCCGCGGCCCGCCGGCAGCAAGACCCGATCAACGTCAATCGCCGACTGTACCAGGGCGATCACTGGCTCGACGGCTCCGGCTGGATCGGCCCGCACCCCGACGTGACCGACTCCGTCTTTACGAACGTGATGACGGAGATCGCGAACATCTTCACGTCGAAGAATGCGGTCAAGGAAGTCGTCGATCGACATGCCGCCGGCGTCATCGGGAAAAACTTCCGTTGGTCCTTCGTGCCGCGCCGGACGACGGGTGATCAACAGCCGACCGCGGACGAGCAGAAGGCGATCGACGCCGCGACGGGATTGGTGCGCGACTGGCTCACCGCGCGGAAAGTACCGACGCTAATGCTCGACGCCGTCGCCACGCTGCTGTTGGCCGAGCGGTCGTCCATCCGGCTCTACACGCCGTATGGGCTGACGCAGGCGGATTCGCAGGGACTTCGGACACTCAGCGCCGCGTCGATCTCGGAAGCCCTCTCGAAAATCTGGCCCGAGCACAACCAGCCCGAAACGGCCACGGTTGCCTGTGACGCCGATACGAAACTGGAAGCCGGCGTCATCCGCTACGAAGGCGCACAAGACGCGTACGACGATACTGACGAGCTGTCGGACTCGGACGCTGAGAACGAGGAGACGCGCGAATACGCCTGGCTCTGTTTCCTGAATCGCGTCGGCGAGACGGTCATTCGGATTCTCTCCGACGACGACGGTGGCGAAGACAGCGCGAGCGATTCTTCCGAGAGTTCCGCCGAGGCCGATCCCGCCACACCGCATCGAGGCGACGCGGTCCTCAAACTCGGCGGCCGGCTCGCGATGTTCGAGATGCGTCGACCCGCACTGGCCACCCCACAGGTGCAGCAGAATCAGCGCGCGCTCAATTACGCGGTGACGATGGTGCCGCGGAACATCACGACGGGCGGATTCCCCGAACGCCTGCTACTCGACGCCGCTGTGCCGGGAGGATTCCAAAAAGACGCCGCCGGTAACAGCGTCTTTGTGCCGTCGCCGCTCAAGCTCGGCTCGAGCACCACGAATTTCATTGAGGGCGCGGAATACAAAGTCACGAACGACCAAGGTGAGACGGTCGTCAAACGTGGCTCGCCGTCGGCCGTGTTTCGGGAGCCCGTCAAGCCGGACGCGTCGATCGCCGCGGCGGCCGAGCACTACGAAGCGATTCTCGCCGAAGTCGGCCAGCGGCATGTGTTGATCGCGGGCGATGCGACGACGTCCGCAGTCTCGCGTGTCCAGGCGCGCGCCGAGTATCTCAACACGCTGCTCAAGACGAAGGCTGAGGTCGACGCCGCGTTCACGTGGCTCATCGAAACCGCGCTCGCGATGGCGGAAGCGATCGCGAAACAGCCGGGCCTCTACACCGACATGCTTCGCGTCCAAGGCTCGTGCAAGCTCGACACCGGACCGATCACGCCGGAAGAGCGGAAGGCGATCGAGGAATCGATCGGCGTCACGATCAGCCAAGAGACCGCGATGCTCATGCTGGACGTGGACGACGTCGACGCCGAGCAGTCGCGCATGGCCGACGATCCGGCATCGAAGATCGAATGGGGGAAGGAACTCGGGCTCGCGCTGACGAACCTCACGACGGCGGGCGCGACGCTCAAAGGGGCAGCGAAGCTCTTAGGGTTGACGAAGGAGCAGCTCGACGACTTGCTCACGCCGGAAGACTACGCGGCACTCCCGGGCGGCGTCTCGGTGAAGCAGCCGAAACCAGGCGAGCCCGGCGAAGTCATCGACCCGCAGGACGCGCTCGAGCAGCCGACGCGGGCGGTCAATGCGCCGGCGACCGATGCCGCGAGGGTCAACGCCGCGGGCGCGCCGACCGGGACCAAGCAAGGATCGACGTCGGGATCGGCGCCGGGCGGCGCCGTGAGCGCCGCGGCGAGTGGAACGGCCGCGTGACGCCAGAGACGCAGGCGCACGACGTCGAACTGGGGACCTACATGGTCCTCTCGGTGGCCGACGACAATTCGTCCTGGTGGCTCTCGCCGGACATGTGGGACGAGGCCGACGCCGCCTATCACCACTGGATCGTGCGGCGCATTGATCGGGTGCTGTCGTTTACGACCGATGCCGGCGCGCCACTCTTACTGTCGGCGAGTCGCATCGGAGCGCTGAGCATGACGACACCCGAGATCCGCGCGCGGATGCGGGCGATCGACGCGGCCCGGAAAGCGGAAGCGGGGTTCGAGGAATAGATTTGTGAATCATGCCGAAACGCGACGAGACCCCAACGGGCGCCGAGCTCGATCGACTGGCCGAGATCACCGAAGCGGACGTGATGCGCGCCAAACGCAAGGCGACGCAGCGCGTGCCGCAGGCGACACGGGCGCTCGACGCCACCCGCGATGACACCACGCCGCGGCCTGACATGGGTGACGAGGGCGGCGCAGTTTCGGGATCCTGACACCGGGCGCTGGATCACGCGCGTCCAGGTGCGGTCGTGGATCGACAAGTTCATCGCCGCGAGCCAAGCCAAGCTCCTCAAAGCGTCAAGCGCCTACCGCGCCGGGAATCTCTCGCTCGACGAATGGCAGGC